CTTAACACCAAGAGACTGACGCAGAGCTCCAGGCTTCTTGATAGCTTTCTGAATCCATTTACCACCCTTAGCTACATTTGCACCTTTCTTAGCAGTCATGCTAGTAGCACCAAGTTCATTGTCTTTGACAAGATTAGGAGCAGGAGTTTTCTTACCAGCAATGGTCATTTTCTGCACCTTTGTCCATGCTCCTTTAGGATCAACAGGTCCTACACGTTTCTTAGGAGCATTGAGACCAGCTTGAGCTTTCTTAATATGTTTCATTTTATTTACCTTTAGCTTTAATCTTCTTCTCTTGTTTAAGCATAGCAGCTGTGGGCTTCTTGCCAGGCTTGCCAGCAGCTTTATTCTTCTTAGCTGCAGCACGAATGTTATCCCACAAACCTCTTTGAGAAGTGGAACCATCAGCTCTTTTAATCATCTCCTTACCACCTTTAGCTGTGGTGAGTTTACCACCAGTCTTCATTTTCTTCTTAAGAGCAGCAGGCATAGAAGCTTTCTTAGCTTCTGTCAAAGACTTAGTCATTTGACCTCTACGCTTCTCTTCAGCAGCATAGCTCTTAGTACCTACACGAAGGGTATCTCCATACTGATCAATCAGATATGGATTCTTTTTCTTGGGAGGCTGTTGTGTTGCCTCTCCATTTCTTGCTTTTTTGATTCTCATTTTTACAGATTTGCGTCCTGTTGTGCATCAGGAACTTCTTTAGCAATACCATCCTCTACAGCTCTACCGAGCGTACCTTCAATAATTTCATTAGCTCTAGCAGCTAACAGAATACGAGCAGCTTCCTCTGTGCTGAGGACAGCTCTTAAGGTGTTAAGTACAAGTCCAAATTCTGCCCCAGAGAGAATGAAACTATCTTCAGGTCCCCAGGTGTACTTCTTGTTAGGATCGTAAGTGATTTTGTTTGCCATATGTAATTTTGGTTTTAATAACAAAGATAAGGGAAAAAATTCTAATTATCCAAATTTATTTCAAAGTTGATTACAGCTGAGGTTTTGATGCTCTTGGATAATATCAGCCTGATTTGGAGCATGTTATGGAACTTTAGGATCTCCTCTAAAAGCAGCTCTGTATATTTAGGTAGACTAGGAGCTAGCCTGAAGTGGTAGGAGTGGGGGTTCCTTGTGATCTCCAAGGATGAGAGCTCATCAACAGAACTAAGTATCCCCTCAAGGTGTGCAAAATAAGCTAGTTCGTTATCTTGCATCACCTCAGGGAAAAACTTCTTATTTATTTGCATCACAAATATCTTAATGGGGTGTTATTTCTTCTGTTTCCTATCAACTTGGATAAAAGCGTACCTTTAGGAATTCCGATACTCTGAGCAGCTTCCCTAGCACAATCAAATATCTCATTTGTAATTATATTAATTACCTTTTTTGAGTTTGGATTATTCTTTCCAGTTCTTTTTTTATTTGATTCTACTATCGCTACTCGTGTTTGTTCAGAAGGTTTTTGCCCCTTTACTCCATGAGGCTTCCCCTTGTTTGATTCTGATATCCTCTTTTTAGTTTCTTCTGAAAGAACAAATCTACCTTCTTCATTAACCCTTACGCTATTGTATTCAGGATTATATAAGAGTATACACTTATTCTCTCTTCCTAAAATCTTTTCTGGATAGCTGTGGTGCTCAATTACAACAAACTCAAAATTCTCCTCCCCATACTTGTTCCAAGATCTCTGTAAATGCTTATTGTGATGCTTGTTTTTTCTTAGACTATTTCTGTGCTGACAGAATCTTTTTTTAACATTTACACTACTACCAATGTAAATGTTATCATTTACAAGATTGCGTATGACATATATGCCACAGTTTTTGAGAATCTTAAGACGCTCTTCTCTCTGTGCAAAAAACTCCTGCTCGGTCAACATTATGACAAAGTTAGTCTATATTTAATTTTCGCTGCTTCTCCAGATAGAGATTGTGCAATGTTCTCAATATCAGGCATGTTGCTGCTTGCACCAAAGTTTTCAAGCTGTTTTGCAAAAGAAATAAGCTCAACAACCACTTGATTAGAAAGTCCTGGAGTGTAGTTCTTGATAGGATCTACAGGCATAGCTTTGGTTCGAGTTCCTGTATACCCCATTATTTTCTCTACAATTTCATCCTTCATAGAAAAAATAGTGTTGTACAGATCTCCAAGAGCCTCATGTTCTCCTAGACCAAATGTCTGCCAATGGAGTTCATGAACCTGAAGTTCAAAATGATTTAACTTAGCCTTGATTGAATCAAGACTTAACTCACCTCCAGAAGACTTCATCATCTCCTCAGGGAACAGGGATTTAATTGCCATTATTTAGGTTTTATGGATATACGCGAATTTCAACAAATACTGATTGTGTATTGTCATTTACGCCAGCATTATCAGTTTGTTTAATTGTAACAGCCCAAGGACTCGGAGCAAAAAAACTACTAACTATTTTAGGTGAAGCACTAGAAGCACCGCTAGTAGCTTGAACAAAAACTTTAGTTTGCCCAACTAATGAAACTACAGTTGTTCCTACAGTACCAACTGCAACAGACCAACTAGGTGTTGCCCCTAATGTATTTTGAAATACTGTAGCAGTTCCTGTTGCCATGTCAATAGATGCTGTGTAAACTTTATAAGAAGCGCCAGCTGTCTGCCAACTTACGGTAGAACCATCTGTTTGAAGAAACTTGCCATTATTCCCTGTTTGTAAAGGAAGTTCATTGGGTACTAAATCAGCTATATCCTGAGCTGTTGCTTTAACAGTGCTACCAGATTGTACAATAGCAAGCTCTTCTGTTCCCGTAAGAGGGGTGGAGGCTGCTGTAAGTTGACTAATTTTTTTGTCTGACATTTTTATAATTTTTAAAGGGTTTAAAGGATTATGCGACTTCCGTCTTCTTGAAGAATGTATTGATTGTCTTCTGGTGTAGAACTTTCCAGGAGAAGGAAATCTCCTACAACAGGACCACAACATTCATACGTCTGGATCTCTTTCCAGTTGCCCACTTTGGGCTTTGTTCTAGCTAGAATTACACTGCTAGACACAACTCTGCCTGTACCATCATAACGTACAAAGGCTTTCAGATCTTTTTTATTTGTTGCCATTTTGAATTAATTTTTAGCCAATGAATGGAGTTGTTGTACTACTGGTTGTAGTGATTTCATCACAGCATTCGTAGGTTTGGATTTCCATCCATTTACCCACCTTAGGTTTCTTGCGTCTGAGGACCAAGCTACCTGCAACCACTCTTCCGCTTCCATCAAAGCGGACATAAGCTCTTAAATCTTTTTTGTTGCTTCCCATTTTTAAATTTTTAATGGTTAATAGTTGAGGTTATATTTTTCTTTTAGAGCCAATAGCTCTGTTACATAAAAATGTGTACATCTTTTCTTACTCTCCTCATGATGGAATACAACATGGAGGTGAGGGTCTTTGAAAGGATCTTTTCCTAGGTGATATGCTCCCTTGTAGAAATATGGAACATCTCCCATGAAAGGTCCTGTAATTCCTGCATTATGAAGAATCGTGTGGGTTTCTAGCTTTGTTATGGGGTCTGGAGACCAAGCAAAGCTCATCTCAGGAACCACCCTTGTCTCTTGTTCTCTAGCCCACAAGTTCCAAAGCACAGCCCACATATCTGCGCACCAGCTTTGTATTCCCTTGTTCTCATTCTCAAAATACGTTCTGTTGACATTCATCAAATGAACACGGATGTTTATGCAGGCAGACATTACATCTTGCCAGAACTTAGCATCTATGTTCTTCAAGAGGTATTGTGCACCTCCAGAATGGTCGTTGTATTTCTCACAGATTGCTCTGTTTACACCAACCAGTTTACTTACATCATCCAGAACATCTATCTTCTTATATTCTTCCAGCTTTTCTGGGAGAACATCTTTCACCTTGCTGTCAAAGTAGCTAGCATTGATGTAGCTATTTGTATCAGACAGGTAGTTTACATCATCATCAAGAAACTTGGTTACATCAAATTTCTCTGTAAACAGGATGTCGCAGTCACAATAGAACACTGCTTTATCCTTCATTTCAGGATGTTCTGTGAAATACTTGGATAGGACATAGGGTCTGAGGATGGGAATGTACACTCCCAAGAGCTTGCTGACATCATCTACATCCTTGTAGAAATGGAACTCAGCCTCTGGATATAGCTCCACAACCTGCTCCCATTTTGTGTTCTTGTCTCTAAAGCTAGGAATAAAGACAAGCACAATAGCCTTGTCAGAGTGTCCCAGCTTTCTCAGGTTTTCTAGCCATAGATGCACTTGCCATGTGTAATACGTATCATCTGGCTGGCAAGCTATAAATTTCAAATCCTTCATATGTAGTTGAGTTGGTTTTAAAATATCTTATGGAGATGTAGTGGTTGTAGTTGTTGTACCAGCAGCAGCTGTAACTTTAATAAGTTTATCCAGCTGTTTAGAAATCTGCTGTAACAACTTAGCCTCTTGGCTCCATCCTATTTGTTGATTAGGTGTTCCCATTTTGTGATGCTTTGATATCTACTTTAAATTTTACTGCTATATTTTCAGTATATTGTTTTCCAATACATGTATTTTAATTAGTTGTTACTGTACAGCCTCTTGCAACTAATGTAGCTTTTGCCGCATTACCAGTTGCAGAAGGCGCACTACTTGTACCAGTTATAGTAATTGTTCTATTACTTAATAGAGTTGTTCCATTGGTTCCGTCTAATTTAGCTAATTGTACCAAAATGTTATCTACGCTTGTTTGATTTAATGCACAGCTTGTCATTATCCAATTACCAGTATTTGGTGCGTTACTTCTTTCAAAACGAAGTAAAGATGTACCAATGTTAAAAGTTGTTAAATTAGGCGTACTCGAAGTAAAAATTAAAGCTGTTTGAGTAGTATTAGAAGTAATAACTTGAATAGAAGGCATTGAAAAATTAGTTAAACTTGTCAAACTATTCAAAGCAATTAAATTTGCGCCTGAACTTGGATTATTAACAAAAGTTGTTAAAACTGGTAAACTAATACTTGTACAAGCGGTTAAACTAGTAAAAGACATAGTACCATAATTATAGACTAATGCTGGAAAACTAATACTTGTTAAACCTGCAGCAGAACTAATAAATAATCCTCCAGCATAAACTAGCGAATTAAAATTGTAAGAAGATGTTGTTGTACTATTACAAGTAAGACCTCCAAGGCAATAAACTAATGAAGGTAATGAAAAACTTGATATATTTTGTGATGCATTTAATCCACCTATTGCAATTAAATTATTTGCGCTAAAACTAGTTATAGTATTAACTAATTGTAATCCACCTGTAATATATTGAATAGTATTTATTAATAAAGTTGTTTGACCGATTTGTGTAACTAGACCACCGTTAATTGAAGATCCGCTATTAATTTGAAAACTAATAACATTAGGAGGTAAGGCTAAATCTTCAATTACAAATTCCCCTAAATCAAAAGACAATCCAAATCTAAAAATTTTAATTCCTGTCTTAACATTTGCAACAACAGTATCTACACCTAAACCAGTATAAGTATAATTAAAATAATTTGTTGTACCAGCTGAGAGTTGTATTGTACCACTTGAATTGGGTATTGTTAATTGTGAAGCGGTTAATCCATTAGGAAAAATAAACGAAAATTGTTTTCCAGTTGTTCCATTGTACCAATTTATTGAATTGGTTAATAAACTTGCCGCAAAACCGCTATACCCCGCAAGTATTGAAGTAGGATTTCCTTGTTTTGCACTTATTGAATTATCGGCCAATAACAAACTTGTTGCCCTAATATCACCATTGACTTCCAATTTGAATGTAGGAGTTGGAGTCCCAATTCCCACGTTAGTCCCATTATCAAATATCTGTGAGTTACCAAGCACGCTTGTGCCAGTCCACTTAGGTACGTAGTTAGTAGTACCTGAGCCACTCACTTTAGTATTTAAAATAGCAATGATATTAGATAAACTAGTTCCCGTAGTGGTAGTGAGCTTATCTATCCCCTTAGAAATTTGCCATAACAAATTACTCTCATTACTCCATCCTATTTGTCTATTAGGGGTTGACATGTCTTAATTTTTTATTATCTACTTACTTCTTCCCAGTCTATAGAAGCAAAAGCACCTTCACCTCCAGATGTTGTGCCTACAGCTACCTCAAATGTAAGTTCAAAAACTACTCCAGTTAGCGCGTTTCTTTCTAACTGATTAGCAAACAAAGCTTCTTTAAGAATATTAAGTGAAGGAGAACCTTGGTTAGAAGAATTTACAAATCCGCTAGCCAAAATCCTACCACCAGTTACACTACTTCCTGTAAGGTTATATTCTACAGAAGAATCACCCGGAGCATTTAGCCAACTACCTCCAGTAGTTGTAGCACCATTAACTACTCTCCATTGGTAGTTTTTACCATTACCTGTTCCTAGAAAAGAAATAGCTGTTGCAATTACAATAGCATCAAGTCTTGTAGATTGAAGTCTTATACTCACAATTGGGTAATAAGTACCAGCTACAGCAAAAGTTCTTGCAGTAGTGATAGGTGTACTAATTGCTTGCTGCGATCCACGAAGTTCATATCCGCCCTCAGATATGACAGTAGAACAAATCTGTTTTAATGTAGATGCTCCACTCGTACCAGCTGTATTAAATATCTCATAACGCAGTGGTAATGAGGCAGTTGTGATGTATGTAGAAGTTATAATGTTAGCGTGATGGAATGTGTGACAGAGAATAAACTGTCCGTCAATTATAAATCCCATACGTACAGAACCCACCCCTAACCACTCAAGATCCATCCAATAGATCTGAGCCTTGGTTAAGTCAAGAGTGTATCCAGAAGCACCTGTACCATCCAGCTTATCCCCATTCCAATTAGCTTGTAAAACAGGTGTATTTACAATAGATCCAGTTACAATACTTCTTTCTACAAAAGCTACAGCACTACCCGCTTGCTCTAAATAATAACCATTACTAGGACCATAATATCCAACACGTTGAGTGAGTCCTGTTTTAGCAGGAGCCATTACAAAAGTGTTTAGAACAAGAAGTGACTTGCCTGGTTGGTAAGCAAACACCTTAATTGTTTCTCTTATAACAGAAGATCCAGAAGCTGCTGTAACATTTAAATCAACAAGTCCTTGATTTGCATTAAATACAGCTGCACCACTAGTGGCTGTTGCTGTAGACCATAAGTCATTATCATCATATCTATGACTTGAATCAAATAGTGTAAAAGGAGAAGAAGTTCTTAATCTTCCAAAGCTATCTTGTGCTGTAGAAGGAGCAAATACAATGTTTACAGGATCGTTGGGGTTTCCACCACTGCTAGCTGCAGCAATACCATTGAGCCTGTCAACTTTCTTTAACAGTTCCCACAGGAGCTTTGACTCCTGGCTCCAACCTATTTGTTGTGGTATATATCCCATGACTTACAAAAATATAATGATTTTTCCAATACACAATGGCATTGGAATAATTTAGTGTAATGAAACCAATTAGAGAGCTCTAATCAGATTTATTTAAATGCTTGGACAGCAAAATATAGGAGGCAAAAAAGAATCCTGAGATTCCATAAAAGATAAGATCTGCCACCCAGAATGATCCACTGACCTCCATTATCAACTTGAAAAGGAAGTCGTAACCAAATGGTAAAAAGAACATTGCGAGCATCAATGATGCTTCCCTTAAGGCTTTTAGCCTCTTTTTTGTCTTTCTTAACATGGTCACCTTCCATATATGGGGGTTTGGTTACTTACCTTGACCTCTATATTTAGAGATCTTTTTGTCTTTCGGTCCTTTGGATTTGCTAGCTTTCCCACCCTTGCGTTTACCAAAGGTGATCTTCCTAGCATCTCCAGCTTTTGGTTTTGCCATTATAGAGATTTTAACATTGCGATGAGCTTGGGATGGGGGTAGACATCCACCTTATCTGTTCTAACAGAGTTGTGTGTAAATACACCAGATTCTCCTTTGAGAGCCCTAGTGGTTACACCCCAAATGTCCTCTTTATAAGCCAGAGGGATTCCATATCTATCCTTCCAGAGGAGCAGCAGTTCCTTAACACTAGCTATCTGTGCGTCAGAATAGTTGTGGAAATATGTAAATCCTTTATAAGGAGTGTTGAGCTTGATGACATCAGCCTCAGGTACCACACCATTTACATAGTTATAGAACTTACAATCCTTTAATGTCAGCTGTCCCCAGTTACAAATCTCAATCCCAATCGAGATCTTGTCTAAAGACTGGTAGGGGACACCATATTTATTAAAGGTGGATTCTTTCAACCCCAGATGATATGCCCAGTATTTAGAACTGAACCCCTGCACAATCTGTCCATCTGTAGACCCAGGTCCAGATATACAAACACATGTAGCTACACGCTCAGGGGTGGAAGCCCACCATTGGAACGTATTTATACCAGAAGATCTACCTGCTGTATGGTGCAGATAGATCTGTTTTTTGGGGTGTTCCTCTCTAATATACTGACTCTGAGGGAAGTCAACTTGCAGAAGGTTCATCAGTAAAGAAGTTTGAAATGAATTTACCTACAACACCTACAACCATAATGATTGTACCAGCTACAGGATGTCCATTCAGAATTACAATTGTAGCACCAAATGTTCCAGCAGCTGCTAGACTGTCTCCAAGCACCCTAAGTCTCTTAGGAGTGGGGGAGAAATAATGTTTCCAACCGAAGTTCATAACCTATATTTTAGAGAAGTGTAACGTTTAATTTACCAGCAATGATTGCATAAGCATCATCGTTGATATCTTCACTTGTTCCCCAGTTGTCATACTCAGTTCCTTGCAATGTAGAGTTTCCACTGGCTAACACAACGCTTGTCACTCTAGGCTCATCTTCAGGATCTTGACCAGGAGTGGTAGTCTGATTGATAAGTTCATAAAGAAAAGTTGCAGAATCAACTAGATTATCATTAACAATAAACAGGTTCAGTTGATTTGCTGTTTGCTGTTGACCATTTACCCAAAGTGTTACGGGTTGAATCGCTTTCATAATATATATTTATTTATAAAGGTTTAGAATAAGTCGTTCCAGATAGTACCATTATAGCAACGAAGTTTGTTTGTTCCACTATCATAATACACATCCCCAGCTTCTGCTGTAACAGGCTGTGTCATAGGTTGGAATCTTACAGAACCATTAGATTTAATACGCACTCTTTCAGTGGATGCCACTGATGTAGGGGCTGTTCTAAAAATAATAGCAGCATTGTTAGTTGAGCCAGAGTCAAAATACATTTGACCAGGGAAGTTCGTGTCTGTATTTTTAAATGCCTGGAACGCTGCTCCATTAGCAACAGCAGCAATTAAACTAGCAGCATAAAATCTAATGGCTGTAGGATTGGTACCAAGACGAATATCCGCATAGCTTTGAGTGCTTGAGTCATTGTTATCAAGCGTAATCAATCCATAAGTGTTCTGAGGAGCAGTGTTCATGTTCTTGATAGTGAGAACACTCTTTGTATAGTCAAATGCTGCAGGGCTTCCCTGAACTAATGCTGTACCATACACCTGATGCTTCTCCCCACTATCAGTTGTTCCACCAACAAGAACATTTCCACCATTGGTCACTCTGAATCTTTCATTACCAACACCATCAGCAAATAACATATAGTTGCTGAGTGTGTTAATTGAAGAGCCGCTACTACCCCCAACAACCACGTTATTACTCCCAGTAGTGATGAGATAACCACTCAGGTATCCAATGCCAACATTTCTACTACCTGTAGTATTATACAGCCCTTGCCACCCAATTGTTGTATTATTAGCTCCAGTGAGATTAAATCTCATTGATTGGTAGCCAACTGATGTATTTCTGTTTCCACCATTATTACGTAATGCTTGATAACCTACAGCAACGTTATTGTCTCCTGCAGTACCACCACTATCAGACATTGCCAAAACACCAATTGCTGTGTTTCCATATCCAGCAGTTTTTGTAGACATTGCAAATGCTCCAATCGCAACAGTGTCCTTATTACCAGCAGTTGTATTATATACCGCCATTGCGTCATATCCTATTGCTGTAATAGTGTTAGCATTTGTAGCAGAAGTCAGAGCATTGTGTCCAATTACAGTGTTATTTACTCCTGAAACATTGGAATCAAATGCTTGATAACCAAATGCTGTATTAGTTACATTTGAAGCAGGACCAGGACCAATAACATAACCTGCAGGAATTGTAACATTACCAATTTGAATGGTGATGTTTCTGAGGATGTAGTTGAGGTGTCCAAACTTACCAAGGATTTGATCTCCTGGTTCTTTTATGAACTGATCAGCGTTCTGCGAGGTGAATTTTTTAATGAGTGCCATGATTATTTTCTGAATATATGGTTATAAAATAGATTGAATGACATGTTCCAAATGAGCCCTAGCACTACAAAATGCGGGAGTTTGGAAGACACAGGAACAGCTGCTATAATTGCCAGAACAATGAATACCACCATAGAGCTCTTGGCTAAATGCCAAGCATCTGGTCTGTATTTAGTGAGAGGCA